TCAGACGATCACGCCCTGGCTGCGCAGGTAGTCGTCGTAGCTGCCGCTGAAGTCGGTCACGCCGTTCTCGCCCAGCTCGATGATGCGGGTAGCCAGCGAGGAAACGAATTCGCGGTCGTGGCTGACGAAGATCAGCGTGCCCGGATAGTTGTCCAGCGCCAGGTTCAGCGCCTCGATGGACTCCATGTCCAGGTGGTTGGTCGGCTCGTCCATCACCAGCACGTTGGGACGCTTGAGGATCAGCCGGCCGAACAGCATGCGGCCCTGCTCGCCGCCGGAGATCACTTTCACCGACTTCTTGATCTCGTCGTTGGAGAACAGCATGCGGCCGAGGGTGCCGCGCACCAGTTGTTCGCCGCCCTGGGTCCACTGGGCCATCCAGTCGAACAGGCTCATGTCGTCGGCGAAGTCGTCGGCATGGTCCTGGGCGAAATAGCCGACGTCGGCGCTGTCGGTCCATTTCACCTCGCCGCCGTCCACCGGCAGGTCGCCGACCAGGCAGCGCAGCAGGGTGGTCTTGCCGATGCCGTTGGGGCCGATGATGGCGACGCGCTCGCCGGCCTCGACCTGCAGGCTCAGGCCCTTGAACAGCGGCTTGCCGTCATAGCCCTTGCTGATGTTTTCCACGGTCACCGCCTGGCGGTGCAGCTTCTTGTATTGCTCGAAGCGGATGAACGGGCTGACCCGGCTGGACGGCTTGACCTCTTCCAGCTGGATCTTGTCGATCTGCCGGGCGCGGCTGGTGGCCTGCTTGGCCTTGGAGGCGTTGGCCGAGAAGCGGCTGACGAAGGATTGCAGCTCGGCGATCTGCGCCTTCTTCTTGGCGTTGTCCGACAGCAGGCGCTCGCGGGCCTGTTCGGCGGCGGTCATGTACTCGTCGTAGTTGCCCGGGAACAGGCGCAGCTCGCCGTAGTCCAGGTCGGCCATGTGGGTGCAGACGCTGTTCAGGAAGTGGCGATCGTGGGAAATGATGATCATGGTGCTGTTGCGCGCGGTGAGCACGCCTTCCAGCCAGCGGATGGTGTTGATGTCCAGGTGGTTGGTCGGTTCGTCGAGCAGCAGCACGTCCGGGTCCGAGAACAGCGCCTGGGCCAGCAGCACGCGCAGCTTCCAGCCGGGGGCGACGGCGCTCATCGGGCCGAAGTGCTGCTCCAGCGGGATGCCCAGGCCGAGCAGCAGCTCGCCGGCGCGGGACTCGGCGGTGTAGCCGTCGAACTCGGCGAACTGGACTTCCAGCTCGGCCACCGCCATGCCATCTGCCTCGCTCATTTCCGGCAGCGAGTAGATGCGGTCGCGCTCGGCCTTCACCGCCCAGAGTTCCTCGTGGCCCATGATCACCGTATCGATGACGCTGAAGTCCTCGTAGGCGAACTGGTCCTGGCGCAGCTTGCCCAGGCGCACGTTGGGTTCCAGCATGACCTGGCCGGCGCTCGGCTCCAGGTCGTTGCCGAGGATCTTCATGAAGGTCGACTTGCCGCAACCGTTGGCGCCGATCAGGCCGTAGCGGTTGCCGTTGCCGAACTTGACGGAAACGTTCTCGAACAGCGGCTTGGCGCCGAACTGCATGGTGATGTTAGCTGTAGATATCAAGGCATTGTCCTGCGGGGCTTTGCGGGATGGTTACGCGCCTTCCTCTGCTTCCTGTACCAATTCCGTACCAGTTTTAATCCTGGTCTGTAGCTTCTCCAACTCGCTCCAATCCGAAGCGGAGTTAAGCCACTTGGCATAGGTCGATAGCAGCATCTGTACGCTGTGGCCTAGCTGCCCAGCGATAAACGCAGGGTTCATGCCAGCCATCAGGCACATGGTCGCGTATGTGTGGCGGGTGTCGTACTGCCGGCGCCTTCGGATGGATAGAGCATCAAGCGCGGCGTGGAAGTGCTTTATGGTAACACTTGGCTCCTTGATCCACAGCCCGCCTTTGCTGGGCGGGAATACGAACGGGCTGACTGCGAACTCCGAGACGGATGCGACCTGCTTCAGGCGCGCAATCCGCTTGGCCTCTGCCAGAGCATTCAAGGCGCGATCATTGAGCAGCACGTCGCGCTCATGCTTGGTCTTTACGCGTTCCTCGATCCCGCGATCTATGACGATCCGGCACACATGGATACGTCTGGCCTCTTCGTCTACCTCGTCCCATCTAAGGGCGAACGCTTCTCCAGGCCGCAGCCCAGTGAAGAACAGGAATTCGTACAGTGCGGCGTAGATCCTTGAGTACTTCCCAAGGGTCGCGTACAGGTGCTGGATTATGCGTTCTGCCTCGTCCCTGGTGAATGGATCTACCAGTTTCTTAGACACCCGCGGCTTCTCAAGGGGCGCCATCGGGTTCTTCTTGATCAGACCGTCCTTCACAGCGGAATCTAGGATCGTCGACAGCTTGAACATCGCGTTTCGCTTCACGCCTGGCGACGTCCACTCGATGCTGCTGATGATTCGGCGCAAGAGGGTAGGGGTGATCTGATCAAGCCGGGCTACTGCTAGATGCGGCATCCAGTATTGGTTGAGGATGCTCTTGTAGTTCTTGCGTGTCCCAAGCACGATCTCTCGGCTGTCTAGCCAGAGTTGAGCATGCTCACCGAACAGAGGGATTTGGCTGCTGACCGACTCAGCAATCGCAGACCCGGGGAAGAACTCTGCATACTTGGCTTCATCCATGATGCCCAGCTTGATTGCCTGGACTACCTGATCTCTAAGACCGGATGCAGTCTTAATCCCTTTTTGCGTCGCGGGATAGGGGAGTGTTTCGCACTTCCTTGTTCCGTTCCACATGAAGCGGATACGGATAGAGTTGCCGATGACTTCCACCCCGGTGGGCATACCCAAAGGCTTTCTAGCCATTCGTCGTATCTCCGTCGACTGTAGATTATTTTCCCGTTGACCTTGTTCCAGACGCCTTCTGGAATCTGTCCCTTTGACCGTCTGGTTTGTAGGGCGCGGTAGGTTATCCCAAGCAGCGCCGCCATGACCTGTTCGGGCACCTTGTCTTCGTACTCGATTTGCTCTGCGGTACTCATAGGCAATACCTCTCCGCCCCAGCTATTGCCGGGGAGGGCATGATGGTAGGATTTAGACGCCCAGCCGGGTTAGCTCAGGGAGAGCTAGTGGCGCCCGGCTGGGTTACTTGATGAGTTCTGCGGGGACGCTGACGGTTTTTCCGTACTTGGCTCGAACTATGGCGCGGCATGCTGCTATTAGATGGGTGGGCCCTGCCGACGTTGCATCAGCTGGCATATCGAAGCCGCAGGCTGTGAAGAAGTTCAGCGGTTCGCCATGCCAGTCGCTACCGACCCATTCGAATTCGAAGCGGTACTTCTCGATCAGTGGTCCGCCGAAAGTCCAATTGGTCGAAGGCGAGTAGTCGCAGTAACCGAAGTTTGGGATGAAGGCTCGGCGGAAGGGATGCTTCATGAGGTCATATCCTTCGATCACCGCAACGGCCCAATCCAGCGCCGGCCCCTCAAGATCGCAGGTCATCACTTCTACGGTTTCGCTCATTCCCCACCTCCCATAGACTTTCCGATCTCGGCTGCGGCGCGAGTGATTGCTCTACGCGTAGCGCATTGCTCTCCATACGACAAAGCGTCTGCGCGATAAGCTGGTCCAGTCAGTATTTCATGAAGGCGTTTGTGCAGACTCGTAGAGACAGCCAGCCTCAGCGCGTCGCCGTCGTCGGTGAGCGGGTTCCAAGTGACATCTAAGTCGTGCCGCATCTCATTTATCCAGCAGCAGTGGTTGTCATAGGACCAGCTCAGTTTGTACCCCGCCGCCCGCGCCGCCAGTTCGAGTAGTGTGCGGTCGTTCATTGCTTGGCTCCTTTGAGGATTTCGTTAAGATCGATGGGGACATGGATGCTGTTCAGCATCTCGGCGAGTTGCTCGACCGCCCCTCGCAGCGCCTCGTTCTCCGCCTTGAGCTGATCGCGTTCTTCAGTTCTACGCTTGGCTGCCTCGCGCCAATACCCACATCCGCCCGGATGTTCGGTGCATGCGGATAGCTCGTCGAGCAGACTTTCGTTCTCCGCCTTGAGCCTGTCGATCTCGTCCAGCAGGGCGAGGACGGCCTTGGGGGTGGCGGTGGCGATGAATGACGCTGCCGGCTTGTCGATATTCGGGTGATCAAGGTTTCGCGCGATGAACCATTCGGCGTCTGGATGAGCCAGCGCAGCCACCCTCCGCAGCTCTGCGTGGTCGGTCATACGTGCGTACCTCGAAGTCCAGTTGCTACCCAGTAGGGCGTTCCGTTGCATTCAACGAGACCCTTGCGCTTGAGCCTATTCAAAGCCTTGCTGATGGTCGGCCTGTCTTCGCCGATGGCGTGACGCATAGCCCATGCAGTAGAGCCCTGAATTTTGCGGAGATGCTCGAGCACTCTGTCGTCGATAGGATGGTCAGCCATGCTTCACCTCGATTCCGGCTTGCTGGAGGGCTTCGGTCACTCGCTCAAGGCAGTCGTTGAAGCCGGCAGATCTTGGGTTCTCATCGTCTCCGGTCCAGTTCAACGGATCGCGACGCTCCGGCAGCTCCACCCTCAGAGCCGCGCGGCTGGCTTTCCAGGCTTGCCAGCATTCATCTGTGCATCTGGCTGCATAGTCGGTGACAACACCGTCGCGATGAATCGGCATACGGTGCTTGGTAGCCCACGCTTCAAACTCTTCTCTCATGTCAGGCACGGTCGTTCTCCTTAAGGCGCTTCCATCCTTCCTGATCATCTTCGCGGCCGCCCCATTCGATCTCTGGTTTGCGCCACCCGGTAATCAAACCATCGGCGCCGACTTTGAAGATGATGTAGTCCCCATAACCGTTCTCGGTCGGGCAAAGGAATTCATCCGGGACGTAATAGCCAGCCCACTGCGCTACGCGTTTTCGGCTGTCATCCAGTAGCCAGTACTGCCCGGCGTCGCAGACCTTGAAGTGAAAGTCAGCGACCATGCCGGCCGGCCAATCCATCACCGTGCCGTCTTCCAGGCGGATCACCGGGCACCAGAGGTCTCCACTGCGGAACGGAGTAAGGGTGCCATTCTCGTCTTCCACTCCATTGATCTTGGAGTCTTCCCAGTAGCGCACTTCGGCGCTTACTTCGATGTAGGTTGCTTGAATGTCAGGCACGGTCAGTCCCTCACTTCAATGCCGGCTGCGCGCAGCAGCTTCACCATCTCTGCGCGTTCCTTCTGTTGAGCCTCGACGTCAACGACGCCGCGACCATCGCAAACGTGGCACCAGCGACGCTCAAGGTCGTAACCTCGGCAGGCTGGGCATGGACGAAATTGAGACATGCGAATACCTTCCATACGGTTGGTCCTCCGGGGGTCGGATGCGTTGGTTTGGGGTGGCGGGCTAGTGGGCCAAAATCGTCCAGTTTTTGTGCTGAAACCCAGCAGGAATGCGGGTTTCAGCCTGGTCGATGGTGGTGGTTAAGGGGAAGAGCTAGGGATTGAGTAGGGATCTTAGTTCTGCCGCTGCCATCAGTGCCGTTGCGGTATCGCTGCTGTACAGGCGCTCCAGCAACTCCCGCTGAACCACCACATGGTCCGCGGGGACGGCTCTGGTGTTCCAGTCGGAGACAGCAATATCACGCTGCTCTTTTGTTGCCGGCACCACCACTGTTTCGCTGTCCGTGAAGGCGCACTCTAAAGCGTGATCGCCTACGATCCTATGCCAGTCGCGGTTGCTCTCTAGGTGCATCGAGCATCCGCAGAACGGGCACGGTTTTAGTTCAGACATTGTCGCTCTCCTTTCCCGTCTCGATCAGCGCCCGGCATACCGGGCAGTCCGGATCGCGTGCTTCGTGCCCCTCAAAGGCATCAGGGCACAGTCCGTTGTTCAGGTGCTGGACCTCTCCTAACGCGGCCTTTCGCAGGGTATCAAGCGCGGAAACGCTGACCGTCATACCGTTGAGGCGCGCCAGTTCGTCGAGGCAGGCGTTCCAGCCGCTATTACGATTCAGCCCTGGGACTCCGGCATTTAGGAGTTTTCGCTCCGGCACAACCACCACCCTTGCGCGCAGTGCTGCGACTTCCTCCCTTAGCGCCTGGGCCTCGGCGGCGAGGGCGTCGTAATCCTTCGCCATCACAATTTCAGGGCCGTGAGGTTCGTAGCTAATCTTGTTGCCCGCCTCGGAAAGCATCTTCACTACGGAAAAGCGGTGGACCTCACTCATGACCTACCTCCTTGCCGGGCGCGGCGCGGTCCAGGCGCTCGATCTCGGCCAGGATCAAGGCGCCGGCACGCACGTAGTTGGAGCGCGCGTCTCTCGGCTTCCACCACTTCGCCGAGAACGACCAGATAGCCGGAGCCTCGTCGTTAGCTCCGTTGAGGATGTACGCTGCTGCGGCGCGCGGAAGTTCGGCGGCGCAATAGAGGTCGTCGTGCTCCGGCGTCCATCCCTCGGCGGTGATCTGCCGGCGGCGCTCTGCCTGCACGTCGAGCCATGCCTGCGGCACTTCCTTGCCGGGCGCGGCGGCGCACAGAGCGCGCAGTTCCTCGGCCCGCGCCTTCGCCTCCTTTTCACTGTTGAAAACGTCGCGGCACTCCATCATCTGCTGGCTGCCTAGCCGAACCGGGACTACTTGAAGATCAATAGTTACGCCGTACAGGATCATCACTCACCTCCCGGTGCCGGCGCGGCGGCGAGTATGGATTGGTAAAACCAACGCAGTTCTTGGTCATCGCCGACATAACCGCCGTTGTGTATCGCTTCGAGTACGTCTTCGGTCGGCTCTACCGGAACCAGCTTCCAGCCCTCCGGCACGCTGTGCTGAGCCTGGGCGCTATCCCCGGAGGCCTTCACGCATGACTTGATCGACGCCAACAGGTAGGACCAGGCGAAGCCGCGCTCCTTATTCGGGCGCAAACCAAGCGCACGTGCCACGTCATCGCGACACTGTTTGTCCAGGTCGTGGAGTTGCTGAGCCTGGGCTAAAGGGGCGGCGTAGAGCTTCGTGCCCGGCTGCATGTCTTGCAGGTCGCGATGGAAATCAAGGCTGTTCCAGTCTTCACCCGGCACCTTCGCAACGGTCGCCACCGGCTCTTGCTTCTCCAGCTCCGCGACCCTGGACAGGGCGGCGTCGCGCTCTGAGGTTACGCGGCTCAGCGCCTCGGTCCTGGCGTGCATGATCGCTGTGTTGCATTCGTACTGTTCACGCAGCGCCCCGACGATGCGCTCGCACTCATCAGTTCGGCTCATCGCAACAAGGGCGGCACCCGGCTCCGCCCACATCCATTCCCGTCCTGCAACCCCGCCTTCATGGCCGCGCTCCTTGAACGTGGCGAACGCTACCGGATCGGCATAGGCCACTACCTCCGGCCGCTCCGCCACTGCCTGCTCGGTCTCGCAATCGCAGGGGATCAAGACCGGCTCTCCCCATGGGTGGACGCCACCGGAATCGGCTTCGCCAGTACCGCCACACTTCACGCACTTCGGGGAGGGTTGCGCTTGCGCAGTGACGCGCATATTGGGGCAAGGTAATCCGCTATTGCCGTGATCGCCTCCGCACGCAAGACAACGCTTCGGGTCGTACATAGGGGAGGGTTGCGCCAGGGCGGCGCGGGCTTGCCAGCCTTGCAGCTGCAGATTCAGGTCCTGGGCATCGCTAGCTTCAATCGCGCAGAGATTCATCGAGCGGTATTCGCCGCGCTTGTCGTCGAAGTAGATGCCTTCCTGCACGGTGAAGGCGCGCTCGAACGCCGCGCGCTCATCCCCACCTGCCTGCTCTGCGAGTGCCTTGTTCATCTCCATGCTCATTTCAAGCTCTCCCACACCTCGGCATTGCCGAGCGCTTCGATTGATGTGTACGTGCTGTGCCCGCTCGCTTCCTGAAGCTCTACGGATCCGCCGGCTTCGAGCACTGCGATGTATCTGCGATTAGTTGGCTTGTGCCGGAAGACCTTTCCGACGACGCACTGCGCGTTGATATGTCGGACCTGGTAGCTGTCGGCGAAACAGCCGTGTTCGTGCATGCTCATGCTGCTACCCTCGGGGCGAGGCCCATGTCTCTGTCGTGATGTCCTGCGAGCCATAACGAACGCTCATAGAGCATGTGCAGTCCGTAGGGGCATGCCTGGAGACGTTCGCCGCGGTCGCGTGCGTCGACGCCCTCGCGGTATTCGTCTGCCGATTCGGGGAACTCAAGCCGCTTGCTTTGCATTTGCTGCTCGCCTCCGCGCGTTTTCACAGGCCTTGCATTCGCTGCAATGGCCGTCCTTCTTGCTCGGGTTCGAGTAGTAGTCAGATAGAGGTTTGAGCGTCTTGCACTTCGAGCATGGTTTCTCGCCGTTTATAAGCGTCGATTTCCCATGTCCGGATGCCCTCCACTTGTCGAACTCGGTGCGGGTGGAGAAATAGGTGCGAAGCAGTCGCTGTACGGTGTGATCGCTTATCCCCATGGCAGGGCCTATCTCCCATCGACTGCAATCTAGGATCACTAGGTCTTCGAGCATCTGGCAGTATTCGATGTCCTTTGCCGTGCGCTTGGCCTGAACACGCTTCTGCTGCTCTCGCTCCATCCCGGTAGATGCTCCGGTAATGCGGCTATTGAACGTGACCGGCTGATTTGAAGAGACGCCCGCAGGGATATTCGTGATGACCCCTCCCGCTGCCAGGTACTCAGCAACGGCGTCTTGAATGTCATCGTGAGTCAGCGCATGGGCAACCGGCTCTTGCACGCCGCACCACGCATCAGCGCCGATTCTCAGGTCGCTTAGAATCTCGGGAATGTCGGTTTCCATGGCTTTCTCCGGGCAAAAGAAAAGGCCCTCAATAGGGCCTTTAATTTCGCGTAAATTGTTGATTTAGAACGGGATATCGTCGTCGAAGCTGTCGTTAGCCTGCGCAACCTGCGGGCGCTGCTGCGGTGCGCTCTGCTGCTGAGGAGATTGCCTGCTCTGAGCCGCCTGGTCATTTACAGGCTTTCCGCCAAGCATCTGCATCTGTCCGTGCATGTCGACGATTACCTCGGTGGTGTAGCGATCCTGACCGTCCTGGCCCTGCCACTTACGTGTGCGCAGGCTGCCTTCGACGTAGACCTGGGAACCCTTGCGCAGGTACTCGCCGGCGATCTCCGCCAGGCGACCGAAGAACACCACGCGGTGGAACTCGGCGCGTTCCTGTTGCTGGCCGGTCTGCTTGTCCTTCCAGCTCTCGCTGGTGGCGAGGGTGATGTTGGTCACCGCATTGCCGTTGGGCATGTAGCGGGTTTCCGGGTCACCACCGACGTTGCCGACCAGGATTACTTTGTTCACTCCACGGCTCATGCTTGTGCCTCCTGGGTTGCTGCGATCAGTGCGCGATTGAGGTCAGCTGACTCGCCATCAGTTGCCTTGATCGAGAAGAAGTCACCGACGCCGGCCTGCCCGTTCTTGATGCTGTTGAACACCCCTGCAAGAGTTGCGATCTCTTCTGGAATGATCTCGTCCAGGCTTTTGTTCAGGTAGGCGCGCAGGTGCTTCTCGGTAACGCCAACCTGCGAGAACTTATCAACCATGCTGCGCACGCGGTCGGCGATTGGAAGGCTGGTATCGCCAGCCAGCGTCTTGCGGCATTGATTCACTGCCGCCTCAACCAGATCAGGCGGCAGGATTGCCAGAAGTCGTGATCGCAGACGCCGTCCACCCATGTTCGCGGTCAGCTCGTAGATGTCGCGCTCTTCGGTGAGCGCTTGGCCGCCGCCTTTCTTGTCGCGGATGTGGCGCACCGTGAACTTCTGGGATGAGAAGGTGTTCGTCTCCAAGTCCCAGGCGTAGGCTTCCATCTCGCTGTTGCCTTGCTGGCGGCTCAGCTCGCGGATGCCGTATTCGATGTTGCCCCAGCAGCGGGCCAGCTCTTCAGCCAGACGGATGGATGGGCCTGATACCGTCTGGCCGCCGCGGGGATAGGCGTACTCGCCCGATGCCGCTAGGGTAGGCCTGCTGCAAGAGTTCATGATCTTGCTGTACGCCAGCGCCTCGTCCCGCGGAAACTTCTTGGCAAGGATCAGCTTGCCCTGCGCTTCGGTGACGGCACGGCTCTGCTCGATGTTCACCGTGCCTTGGTTGACGTGCTCCGCCATGCCGCGCGGGGCGAACGGGTTGATGTCGTTCATAGCTTGTCCTTCGCCCAGTAGGGCAGGGAAAGGGTTTCGATGGCCGGCCACTCGTTGTGGCGCAGGCAGTCGGCGTAGGTGGACAGGTCGCGCTGGTATTCGGTGCGTCCCGCGGACTTGGCTTCCAAGTCCATCGTGAACAGGCGAACCGGGTACTTCCCGCAGTCGATGCTTGTGCTAACCACAAGGAACACGAAGGCAGAAGGCGGTTCGCCGAAGTGCGACGCGTAGCCGTCGCTGTAGAAGCTGTCCTGGACGTGGTAGCGGTATTCGTGGAAATACCGGACGAAGCGGGCCATGTCGGCCGTCGTCTTGAGATCCAGAATCCAGCCTAGGGCTGGAATCGCCTTGTCCGGCCGGCAGCGGCACAGAACGCCTTCGCGCTCGTCGTTCCAATAGATGCTGGCCTCGACGTCACCGGCAGTTTCGATCAGCCAGCGGGCGTGCGGATGGGCCATCACGCTTTCTCTGATCAAGCCGAGTTGTCTGCCTTGCTCGAACTCCAGTGCAGTGCGTTCTCCAAGCTGCTCTTCAAACTCTGCCCAGGTCGCCTTCCCGGCATTGGTGCGCCGGTCGCAGAGGGGTCCGACTGCGTACTCCTTGGAGAAGCGCTCAGGCTCAAGCAGGTAGGCGTGAGTAGCGTCGCCGAAATCCAGAGCCCTGGCTTTGTCCGGGTCTTCCGGAGCGCCCTTGTTCCACTGGAACAGCGCAGGAGCCTTGGCGATCAGGTCTAGCTGGGTTTTGGAAACGCCTTCGCCGCCGTGGTACGCCTCATTGCTGAGGTCACGGTAGTAACCGGGGGTCATGTTGATACCTCGCCGCGCATGCGCAGCCAGTGAAGGGAGGGGTTATTGGCCAGTGGCCGTAGATTCTGCGGTGATGATGCCGCCCCAGATCGGGCCGGCTGCCAGGATGAAGAGGTACAGCAGGCCGCCGAAGAGGCTGCCTAGCCATATGGCTGTGCGGCGAGTGTTCATGGCGCATCACCCTCTCTCATGTGGTTGAATGGCGAGAAATCCGGGTGATCTTCGAACGGGCCGCGCCAGTAGGTGGCGAACTCAACTTCGCTTAGCATGCCGTCATTTTGATATGGCCCGCTTTCGTATCCTCCGCACCGACAACTTCCGCCTGTCACTTGTTGCCAGCCAACGCCAACGTCTACGAACTCGGCATCAGTTGTTTCGCCGCACCATCTGCAATGCGGGCCGTTCATGGCGTAACCATCCCCACAAATGCCCAGGCGAAAGCGCCGATACCGCCCACAAAAAAGCCGCCGAAGATCAGGACTTGGGCGGCCTTGGTCAGGTCGATGGTGATGGTCATGGCGTGCTCTCCATTGCTTCATCAACAGCTTTGTCTACGGCCTTCCCGAAAAGCCAGTTAGACACCTGATCGCCACAGTCATCGGTAAGCGACACCATCGGATAGACCCCGTCTGCGTCCGCCGACTTGTCCCTCAACCACCGATAGCGCTTAGCATCAGCCTCAGCAGCGCGCAGGCGAGCGATCAGGCCAAGTATCTCCTCTGCTGGAGTGTTGATATTTACATCCGTCAACACTGGCTCGTTACAGCAGACTTCCTCGCGCGCGCTCATGTATTCGGCCCCGGATTTGAAATTGCCACAACAGACGAATGCCCTCTTGTGGCAGTACTCTTCCAACTCCGCCAATTGCTCATCACTGATCGATTGCACGATAGGGGTTGTCATTTCCCTTCCTCCTGGCGGCGGTAGCCGGCGTCATAGAGAATTTCGCCCAGGACCTTGAAGCAGTCTTTCGAACGATCATCGTGCCCTGACATCAGCGCTGCCATTTCCAGCGCCGCCTTCTCCCGCTCCTCGGCGGCGATCTGCTCGGGGGTGCGGATGCGCCTGAAGTTTGCCGGGTTTCCGACGATGAATGAGTCGCCGTCCTCGGGCTGTAACCACGCATCGCCATTGGCGTAGGCCAGCACGGTTACGCGCCTCCACTCGTGATCCAAGCCGGCTTTCCATTCCACCAGCAGGCCGGTTGGCGGCAGGCCATGGCCGTCCCAGGCCTCTTGCGGTCTAGCCTCGAATGTCGCCTCACGATCTGCGGACACATCGCAGGTCAAAATCCCGTTTATCCATTTGTGTCCTGATTCGCTCCAATAAAACCAGTCAGTCCCTTCTTTCTTCATCCATCCTTCATAGAAATCAGGTCCTGTTGGCTCCCAATGAGTCGCACCCTCCGGTGCCGTGTTCCAGTCAATGCTCATCAGTTTTCGCGGGAAACCCCGTACTTCTAGTGCGGGGTAGGGATAGCACGGCGCTCGCAGAGCGCCCCTGTTCCCGCCTCCTCCGTTTCGTCGTGACTACCTTTACATTAACGATGGTAAAATGTGACGCATGGCTAACCGTGCGTACAAATACCGTTTCTATCCGACTTCTGAGCAGGCGCAATTGCTAGCTCAGACGTTCGGCTGTACGCGCTTCGTCTACAACTATGTCCTACGCTGGCGAACCGATGCGTTCTTCCAGCGGCAGGAGAAGGTCGGGTATCTGGAGGCCAACGCGGCACTCACCAGGCTCAAGCGCTCCGGCGAGTTTCCGTGGCTGAACGAGGTCTCCTGCGTCCCCTTGCAGCAGTGCCTTCGCCACCAGCAGTCCGCCTTCAAAAACTTCTTTTCAGGCCGCACGAAGTACCCTGCGTACAAAAGCAAGAAGCATCGGCAGTCCGCTGAGTTCACCCGGTCGGCGTTCAGCTACCGGGACGGCAAGCTGTACCTGGCCAAGTCCAGGACTCCTCTTGATATACGCTGGAGCAGACCGCTTCCGAGCGAGCCTTCCACCGTCACCGTTTCGAGGGACTCCGCAGGCCGCTACTATGTGTCTTGCCTCTGCGAGTTCGAGTTCGAGGCTCTGCCCGTCACGCCGAAGATGATCGGTATCGACCTGGGCCTGAAAGACCTGTTCGTCACCAGCGATGGCGAACGGATCGGCAATCCCCGCCATACCGCGAAATACGCAGCTCGCCTAGCTAAGGCGCAGCGTAGGCTTAGCAAGAAGAAGCTCGGCTCGAAGAACCGCTCCAAGGCCCGGCTGAAAGTGGCCCGTATTCACGCAAAAATCTCCGACTGCCGCATGGACCGCTTGCACAAGCTGTCCCGCAGACTGATTAACGAGAACCAAGTGGTCTGCGTCGAATCCCTAGCCGTAAAGAACATGATCCGCAATCCGAGACTGAGTAAATCCATTGCCGATGTCGGCTGGGGAGAGTTTGCGCGACAATTGGAGTACAAAGGTGAATGGGCTGGCCGACAGGTCGTCGCCATCGACCGCTGGTATCCCAGTTCGAAGCGCTGTTCCTGCTGCGGCCATACCCTTGTGCGCTTACCCTTGGATATCCGTAGCTGGACATGCCAGGAATGCGGCACCGAACATGACCGCGACGTGAACGCAGCGATCAACATTAGAGCCGCCGGGCTGGCGGTGTTAGCCCTTGGAGAGAATGTAAGCGGCATCGGTCAAGTACCGCTGTCCAGTTCTCTGTGAATTGGGAATCCCCTTCCTTCAGGGAGGGGAGCAGTCAAACTCGTCTCTCCCTAACCATTCGTTCAGCGTTCTCGATCAGCGTTGCTTCGAATGCGCGGAACCAGATGCGTTGGGCCAGTTCCAGGTCGCCTCGGCGGACGGCTAGGAGTAGCTGAGTCATCGGGCACTCTTTGCTGTCGACCTCTGCAAGCCACTCCGGGACGAATCCGGCGAATCCGTAGACCGTAAACTCAGGGCCGATAAAGGGCCTTTCTTTCCGATCATGGAACGGCACGCAATCACCGTCCTCGCAGTTCAGAAGCTTGCCGACTTGCTCAGTGACATACTCGCGGTCGCCGTCATCGTCATCGTCAGGCAGTCTCGCGTCATACGCTTCTTGCAACTTGCGGATGGCGTTCATGACTTCTCTCTCCGGTAGAAGCCGAGGCGATTCAGTGCAGCCTCAAGGTCAAAGTCGTCGGCGGTCTTGTCCGCCTCGCCAAGTAGCATCACGACGAACTTTTTCCCGCGATTTGGCTTGAATCCGAACGAGTAACGCTGGCCGTTATCACGGTCCCAGCAGACTTTTGTGAAACTTCCGACGAAGGTTGCGTCCCCGTCGTTCAGGTACATTTCGTTCATATCTCTGACCTCTAGGTCGCGTGCATGCGGCAGCGTTCCGAATCGCTGTCGTCATACAGGCGAAAAAATGCCCGGACTTGCCGGGCTAAGAGGGGTAGGGTGGGGATGGCCGGACTCTCACCGGCGGCTGACTTGGCGCGGACCCATTCAGCGACTCATTTCGTATGCCGAAGCAGTGACGTCCGCGGGTACCTAGTACATCTCCCGCTGCGCGGGACTCATCCCCATTGAAGGGTGGCGTACTTGCCGGGGAAGTCAGTGAACTCGACAGAAGTCGACAGATTCGGAGTAGTAGCCGTTCGACTCGCCAAGCCAGCGGATCACGACGAATCCCTTGGCAGTTGCAAGTCGATAGAAGGTCCATGTGTAGCTTTCTACGTAGTCTCCCGGAGGCGCCGGGAAGTCGTCGCTACTGACGTCCTCGGCAACCACCAACGGCTGACCAACAAGGTCTCTTGCGTCGCCCTCGATATCGTCAATCGAAACGCTCTCACAGCAGTCCTGCGCGTGATACATCCGAAACAGAGAGCCGTCTTCACATTCGAAATCGACAGAATCGCTGCCAGCTTCCAATCCGGTGATCTGCTTGATGGTCTTTCCGAGAAGATCAGAAATCGAAGCGTGTTTGTACATATCTCGCCTCCAGTGTGTGTATGCGCAAGGGCGCGTTAGGCGGCTCCGCCAGCGGATTTAATTGCAGCACGTACAGCCTCTTCCAGTTCTTTCGGGCATGAAGCTGAGATGTAGACAGTGGTCTGCTTCTTGCGCCACCGTTTGAAAACGGTCAGTAGGCTTTCGCCATCGTCATTCGCATCGCAGAAATATCCGTCTTCGATAACAACCTGGTCCGCATCATTCAAAGCTTCGATGTCTTCGCTATCTGCATCTTGGCCGTTCACTTTCAGGTACAAACCATCGACATAGGAGTCAGCTGGCCAGACAGAATCGTCTTTCCAGAAGGACTTCAGTTCAATCCCGGTAGTCTTGATGCTCATTCTGTTCTCCTGCCTGTCAGGCGTCTTGCTGTTGAATAGGACGACGCTTCAGACGGATCGGCAAAAACATCGTCAAAAGCAGAAATCCCCACATTGCTGCGAACTCGCCAAGGTCTGGCATGGATTCCTCTCTTGCCGTATCAGGGCAAATGGAGCGAACGCCGGGCGCTTCCCCGGATGCGTCAGGTCTGGCTTCGCTAGCCCCTAGACTCGTTCGCTGTTCGATGGCGGCTCACTCGTCGAATTCGACGAACTCGCCCTCGGCACTCAACTGGTACCAGGTGTCCGGCTCTACGCCGTTCTCCCCGACCTTGCTGGCGCGGATATGGATTAGGCGCCCCTCGTCGTCACGATGACATAGGACGATGGCGCTACCAGCAGATGCGCGAGCGCGGCCTTCGATGCCCAGGGATGCGGCGACGGACTCCTTGCCGCTGACCTCGGCTGCCGAGCGGTAGCCGGTGTTCGACGCTGCCGA